AGCATCTCGAGATATCTTCACACCTTCAGCTGATGCTGAACCTGAAGAACCATAGCTATTCATTGTAGATCCAGTCAAAGAACCTGTACGCTTCAAGAAACCAGAAGGCGAATACATGTAATATTCATTAATTACTTTTTCAATTGTAACGCCGGTCTTTTGATCTTTTTCTTTCTTGACTTCTCGTACTTTTTTGATATTACGAGGATCGATATAGCGTACTTCTAGAATACCTTTTGCGGGCTTCTTTTCGTCAACAAGAACATGATAATATAAACGGCCATCTACATACCATCGACGAAAGAGTTCATAGCTCAATCGATTAAATTCTAATAAGCTGAGAACGTTATCGAATTCTTCTTGAATTGTTTTCTTGATTGATTCTGGTTGCTTGATATCGTCGAGAACGATAGAGACAGTATCTTCGTCGCTATCTTCAACGATAGCTTCGTTACAAATTTCTTGAATCGCCATGTCAATAGTGGGATCGAACGAGATAGCTCGATACTTATTGACTAGTTCTGCTTCGGTTCGGACTGAACCATCGAGGTCGACATAGGTGCCATAGACACCACCTGCGGCAACGGTTAACGCGCCGTCTTCATTGGAGGGAGGAACAAAGGAGACAAGCTTCTCAGCTTCTTTCTGCTCCTTTTTCCTGTTTATTTCAAATCCAAAGAGGTCCATTCATTATCTCCGATGAAACAAGGGGGACTATATTATTTATAATCCCCCCTATTATTCAAACTGGACTTTAAGATCCGGGGTTAAAGTAGTCGAATGACCACGTAACTGTATACGTACCGATCGTGTCAGTCGTGTTCCAGTCGAGCTCAATCGTACCGAGATCACTTGGCCAACAGCCTACCAAGGTATATTCTCTTAATTTAGATCCTGTTTTTCCATAAAGTTTAATAGTGGCATCTTCTTTGTAATCTTCTGGAGCGCCGTATGATCGCTCGTTTGAAGGTCCATCATTGATCTTGCGAGCCCACTCTTCGAGTACTGCTCTCTGGCTGAAGTCCTCTTCGATCATGACTGTTGTGGTCCATTCTGCAAATGTTCTATCACCTGCAATCTTGACCTTACGACCGAAATAGGGAACTTCAATGATGCCAGTTGTAAATGAAGGAACTTGTGAAGACATACAGAGTAGATTAAACTCTTCACCCAAAGTCGTAACTTGCACTTCGAACAAGGCGGGACGATACCCGCCTTGACTCAGAGCTGCTGACTTAAAGTTCTGTACGCTAAATGGCATTTTATTCTCCTATTTTATTTTCTATTTATACTATTTATTAGAAATTCCCAACAACTTCGGAGAATTCTACGCCAGATCGTACAGCGACAAAGTTCAATTGGATAAAGTTGATGCTTCGAGCTGGTTTAATGTAGATATCACCTACAAACTCGTTGCGATCGATAACCTCTCCAGTATTATTTGTCTCATCAGATACTACTAAGAAGTCAGTGATACCACGACGACCTTGTACATCTCGTAGATAAGGAGTTACGAGGTTAACAAAGCTTGCTCGTGTAAACTCATCGTTGAATTCGAAGAGAGTAAACTTCGCAGCAGTAGCAATTGCTTTCTCGAGGACAATGAAGAGTCGACGTACGTTGATGCGATCGAACGCTGAAGGCTTAGCAAGCAACGTCTTATCGCCGAACATAATGATACCTTGTCCTGGGAAGTTGACAATTGGGTTAACACCATTACTATATAGTATATCTCTTTCACCTTTCTTGGGGTTCCAAGCGAGCTTGATAACATTCTTAATGTTACCTCTATTGAAGCCGGCTGGTGAATACCAAGGGTCGCGCGTATTATCTGTATTAGCACAAAGACCTGCGATGTCGCCATTTAGTGGGATCCATCGATATACGTCATTGTACTTGTCGTACATGTACTTGTAACCGCTATCCATTACTGCGTACGATGTAGATCGTAATGCAGATCGGAAATCAGTGACGTCTTCAGTAATATCGGTGACATTTGCAACAACATCTTCTTTTTCAGGAGAGCAGAAGACAACACAATCTTTTCGAGTTTCTGCTATATTATCGATCAAGTAATTAGCGAGCTGGAAACCTTCAACGATTCTACCTTGATTCGTAGTAGAACCACCACGAGATTTACCAGTCAATACAAGCGAGACGTCCATATCTTCAGCAGACTTGAACTTGTCGTATGCTCTAAGAATGTCACCCATACTAGCTGATGTTTCAGTACCAATATCACGACCAAATCTCATTGACATTGAAATTGGTGCAGTAGCAGTCGATGATGCGATCAACGCAGAAGTCGCTGAAGGAGCAGCTGATGAATCATTTGCCCACCAAATCCACTTCGAAGATTGGTTGATAACATCTTTATAGTAAAGATTTCCGCCATCAGCACTCTTAGCATCAGTAGCTCGTGACATACCAGACCATACTTCGAGTATATTATTAGGAATACCCGTGATGGCTCCATCTTCATCAACTACTACGACGTGAATCTCGTCGTTTGCTGCTGTGTTGCCTTGAGCGGCGACGAATGAAGACTGGCCAGGAGCTCCGTCTACTACACCCCAATATCCCCAATATCGTTGGAAGTTGCCATCATTGATAGAGACACCTTCTGAAATTGCCAGATTATCTGCTACACCGAGAGTAGTACTAGTTCCTGTGCCAACTGGATTGATAGCAGTAACTTCGAGATATTGCATACCAATTTCAGAGTTACCTACTTTGATCAAATCACCAACATTAAGTTCATCAATAACTGCGCTCACTGCTGTGTTAGTTGATGCAGTTACAGTGACTGTGTTTGAGCCAATGGGCAATGAGAAAGTTGTACCAGACGCTACAGTTACAGTACTATTAAATGCCGAAGCGCTATCACACACTGATACTTTTAGCGAATTACCGAGCGCGCCAGGATATTTGGCGATAAACAAAACACTATCATCGAAATTAGCGTCGAGGCCGCCCGCATAATGATCTTCATTTTTAACAACGTGCGCAGACAGTGTAGCAGTAGAAGATAAAGCTACATTATTTGCAACAGCATTAAAAGACCATTGTGGATTATGGAATTCGAAGTCGAAAGAACCGGTAGTGCCGCTATATGTACTGCCAACTAGAGAGATACGAGTCTGACCAGTTCTAGTCAAAGTCATATCACCGTTACCTTCTTGACCTGCTACAAAGTTGATTGCAGAACCACCTTGAGTAGCACTTAATTTGAAACTCAATCTGTCACTTGCTACATCAACGAGAAAATATGGTGTTACATTGTCTACTGCTGTTGGCAAAACATTTGCACTTGACAAAAATACTTGTTCGCCTTCGAATATTGTCAAAGGAGTATTTACAACAATAGTATCAGAAGTAGCATTAATGGTTGCTGCAGTATCACCAGAGTTGAATACTACATCTGAGGTGTCTACGAGAACTGTAGTGTCTGATTCAATTCCGTCAATTATTTGACTAATTGCGTCTAGATTATTAACACCTGAGTTTGTACCATCGACTACTAAATAATCGTATCCATTTTCTGCATATGCATTTACTCTTACATTAGTACCTGTAGAGTGATGCGCACGTGACACATGCAGTCTATTTGAGTATGCTAAGAAACTGGCCGCCGTAAAGAAAGTTTCAGCGTTATCGCTATCTGGCTTTCCGTATACTTCTGCCAACTCAGTTTCAGAAACAACGAGTGAAGGCTTATCTACCGGGCCCCATTTAAATACGCCACCTATAGCAGCGTCGGTCGTGGCAACGGCAGGGATTACAGTGGTCAGATCGATCTCTGTAACATTAACGCCTGGGCTTAATTGAAAAGGCATATTTTTGTTCTCCCTAAATTATTTTTAATTATGTAGACGTACTTTTATTTATAACAAAGAGATTTTCTAAATTACATTAACCACGAATTGTCATCGCCCTCTACAGAGACCGTTTCAGGTTCTTCGAATTGCTTTTGACCGTCATCTATAATGCCAAATGGCACTAATTCACTAAATATTTTTTCTTCATTCATTTCTTTTAAATTAATAACAGTATTTATATCGGTGAGTTCTTTGAAAAATCTTTGGTTGGAGAGCCATCCAAATAATACTAAACACATTACCAAATCGTCATGATTTCCAGGTTCTGCTTCATACGATGTTCCCTTTTGACTAAAAGTAGAGAATTCTCGTATAGTCTCGAAATCATTGATAATCAGTTGATTCTGTTCGACTAATAGTTTAATCATAGAACAACCAATTGATTTAACAGACTTCGTAGTACGTATACCTTTATCTGCTCTGCCATTAAATCCAGCTACGCCAGATAATAGTCGCTTACCTTCTCGTCCGTTGTTTTCTGTTAATAACATATTTTCATATTCATATTCTTCAAATATAATACCAGCAACTTGTTCTCCAATATCATTGACTTCTACTAGTATATTTGCATCATTATAATATTTGGCGGCAGCATGTACAGCAGATGCATAATCTACTGGTGTTATCATATTATTACGATATGCACCAACTTGAACGTATGGCATCTGTGAGATGTCGATGACCTGGAAAGCTGAGTAGTCTAAACCTTTGCCTCTGCTCACATCAACGACTATTACATAATTACCATTTTCTTTTGGTTCTTCATATACTATAATACCACCAACTTCTTTTATTGCATCTCTGTATACGAGTTGTTTAAGTTTCCAACCTGATATTAATGTGCCAGATGAACCGAGGAATTCACACTCCATTTCTTGCGCAAACTTCTCAGTATCAAAGTCCATTGCAGCGAGCGTCTCTTCTCGCCATTTTTCGTCTCTGCCAGGTACATCAGTCCAAAGTACTTGTACGAACTGATACCCGTTCTTGCCTGCTTTCGCTCCTTCGCACGTCTTGTAGAAGTGGTTCAGACCGTGAGGAGTCGACGTCAAAAGAATTTTGGTTGACGTACCAGAAGAAATTGTAGGAAATACCGAAGCGAAGAATTCGTCCCAGTTCTCTACGAATGCTGTTTCGTCTATGTATAGAAAAGATACTGATTTACCTCGAATTGCTGATGATGATGTGGCAGCCGCTAGAATCTTTGAACCATTTTCAAATTCTACTGATCCTTTGTTCCATTCGATGACACCTTGTTGCAACCACTTAGGAAGAGCTTCATAAGCCGTCTTGATACGATCCAATATTTCTCTTGCAGCGTCTCCTTTATTTGCGAGCAAAGCAACAAGCTTGTGATCATTAAACAATATGTAATGAAGAATAAGACAGACAGCAGTCGTTGTCTTACCCGCTTGGCGGCTAGTAACCACGCATGTTCTTCTGTGGTCTGTAGTTTTTTTGATGATGTCTTTTTGATATTCATAAAGCTTGATCGGTATGAGTCCATGATCGACGTGAACAATTTGAATATACCGCTCAGCAAAATATATCGGGTCTTTCGCGCACTTGATAAATTCTTGGACCATTTCTTCGGTCCATTCAATCGTTACGCCTTTTCTTTTGAGGTTTACATTTCCAAGATAGGAGCGATAATCCTCAATATCTCGTATTTCAGCTGTCATCTTTATTCATTAATTTTAATAGCTCGCTCGTAGAGCCCACAAAAAGATTGTTATTGACTGTTTCTTTCTTGTCTTCTGGTTTTTCACCAGTAAGCTTTTGTTTCTTTTCATGCATAGCTAACAAATCATTATTCATATCACCCATGGTTTTGATCATATTAGCTAAAACTTCATAAGCTCGTGGATGTTGTGATTGATCAGCTACTGCTAACAATTCATCAATAGCGCCATGACCTTTCTCAATCAGATCATAAAAATTTTGACGGACATATTTAGTATCAGTGTCAATTTCTTTATCATCATTAAGCGACGGCCTGTACGTCGTCGGTAATTTTTCTTCATTGCCGATTTCGACTATCGTTGTTTCTTTAATATCTAAAATGTCATCGAGTTTTTCTTTCATGATTACCCCACATCTGGATAAGGATCAGTAATAACTGTAACATCTCCATAATTAGATCCAGCAGAAATTTCAGTTGAAGGCAGTGAAGTCAAATCTGGTGCAGAGATTGTAACTGTGGGTGTACTCGTATAACCCGAACCGCCATTAGTAATTATAATTTCTTTTATCGCATCAATATCAGTATCTATCGTTATATTAGCTGTCGCATTACCATCAATAGTAACCGTAGCTGTCGAATAACCAGCACCTACATTTACCAGTGTAATTGCTGTGACTGATCCATTCGTAATAGTAGCAATTGCAGTAGCTTGTTCAGAGTTGAGACTTGAGTACGTTGTAGGAGTATTATTTGCCAATAATCCTGGTTGATTTATAATTCTTGCCGCCTCTTCTAAATTTGAAGTTGGAGCAGCAGTAATATCATCGAGGAAAGTTGTATCATATATTTGAGTGTTTGCGAGTTTGATGATTTGCTGTTGATAGTCTGGACCAAAGAAAAATCCTTTCATCGTAAAATCTAATGACCAGATCAATGCTCTTCTCTCTTCAAAACCACCTTCATATACATCGTCTTGACTTGTGCTTTGCAAAACGAGCGGTATATCCAGAGTAACATCGGGATCTTCTGTCAATTGAACAGTCGTTGTCCATTCAGGTGTAAAGTATGGCAAGATCTGTTCTACGATTCGAGTGCCATCGGTAGAGTTCTTGACAAATATTGAAAGAGTAAAAGTAATGTCATATGGTACAGGATTATACCGCATTTTTTTTCTTTTGCCGAAATTATCATCGTGCGGTGTAGTAGCAAATTTATTTGCTGTAGGTAGTTTTCTTTCGGGCGCGTAGTTGAATCCAGTGATTTCGAAACCCATACGAGGCAACACGATAGAGAATGGTTGTTCCTGCGGATCTCGACCGCCATCAATACCTTCAATACGAGCTAGGAACTTTTCACGCGGACCATAAGATAGCGGTACTTTGACTACTTGTTTGACACGACCATCTGTATTTTCCCTGTTGATTTGTATATCATTAAACAGCGTGCCAAACAATATGACATATTTTCGCAGAGTGTCGTGATAAAAAGTTCTACCAAACATTAGTATTGTCCACCTTCGCTAAATGGATCTTCTTCTGAAAAGTCAACAAAATCTAATGCGGCAGATTGGAATTCTGATGAGTCATCGAACACATCGTCTGGATCAAAGTTAGAAACACCGAGAGGTCGCCCTGTGTTCGCATCGATAATAATATCATTGTTTGCATCGAACTGTAGACCATCTGTCGTTGCCATGGCAAGACTATAATTTGTTTCCATATCATCGATAGCTGCAATACCGGTATTGAGCTTCTCATTACTATACTCAAACTGTTCGCAAATCAGATCGTAACATTGTAATGCGCCAAGTTGATAGAAAACTGGAGCTTCGTGCTCTGCAAATTTAATGACATATACTTTTTCAGTCAGAGGAAAATAGATGATATCGCCTTCTTTCGGCCTCGGAGAATCTTCATAATCACCGATAGACTCATTATATCTCTTATTAGCGACAGTAAATGTGATCTCGTCTCTTATCTGTATATTAAATCGAGAGAGGAAATCACCTTCGCCCTCAAATCCTTCAACATTCTTGATATACATTTCAATTTGATAAGAATAGTCATACGTAGATAGCGCATCCTCATTTAGGACACCATCTTTCGACACGATAGTGCGCGGACAATACCATACGTCATGACCATAAATCTTGATTGATTCAATGATCAAATCCTCGATCAGATCTTGCTCTGACGTATTAGTAAAGTTATTAAAATATGGATTTGTGGCCATACCTATGTACAATTCCTAAGTTGTGTGTATAATTAGCTAGTGCTAACCAATCATATCCATTACAGGCAAACTG